CGAAGCGTTCGTCCGATGTCGGTTCGCGGCGCTGCATTACGGCGGTTGAGCGGTTGGCGGTCATGCCGCAAGCCCTCGGCACTCGGCAGCGCCCTCGGGCGTGATCTGCCAATCGAGCGCGTTCTGGTCGCCGGCAACGCGGCGATAGTCGACCAGTCCATCTTCAAACAGCGATGCAAGGCCGGGATGATCGAAGCGGGTCCTGATCACTCCACAGTCGCGCACCGCTTGGAAGGCCGACAGACGCGCGGTTTCCAAGTCGAGCCCGCTCATGCCGGAAACCCGTCATGCTGCAGGCCGTCGAGCAGGCGACCTGCCTCGGCCTTGGTGGCGCGCATCATGTATTCGCCATGTTCGCAGTCGCTGGTGGGGCGGTGATTACCCCATTGCTTGAAGAGGAACGGCACGCCAGCGGCCGCGCACTGGTCGCGCAGGGAGCGCGCCCAATCTGGGTGCATCGGCCGCGCCTTCGGGCCGCTCTCGCCACCGACGATGACCCAATCCAGTTTCGGCAGGTCTGCGAGGACTTCGTAGTTGTCGCCGCTGCCGTCGCATTCCAGAGCTTCGCCATTGAGCGCATCGATCAAATCGGCGCGGAAGAGTTCTTTGCCGCGTTGCTCGATACAGCCGAGTTCGACCGGCCCGAGCATAGGCTCACAGGAAAGGAAGCGGACGGCAGCGGGGGTGGCGAGCAGGTCCGGAATGCGTTCGTCGGCGCGCTGCTGATCCTCGACCGAGACGCCAAGCCAGACGTTCCGCAAGATGCCCACGTTGTCGAGCCGATCATGGGCGTCCTGCAAGGCAAAGCTGCCCTGGTCCGTCCTGACCGACTGCAATGCGCTGAACCAGCGGGCATCATCATTGCGCAGGTCGGCGCAATATTTCCGCATCCGCGCGCTGCGCTTGGTCAGCACTTGGAAGGTGTGCTGCGTGCAGAGCGCCATCACCGCGAACACCCGGTCGATCCATTTGTCGGGCACGCTCTCGTGGAACACGTCGCCGTGGGCGCACACGAAGATGCGGCGCGGCTTCTTCCAGCGTAGCGGCTGATCGAGCACCTTTTCGTTGAAGCGCACCTCGCCCGTCCAGACCATGCCGCCTGCGGTCTTTTCGGTCAGGCCACGCCGGCACTCTACCCGGTGCGCCTGCTTCATCGCGTAGCAGTGCTTGCAGCCCGGCGACGTGACCGAGCAGCCATTGACGACGTTCCACGTAGCGTCGGTCCATTCGATTGCGGTTCCGTCAGCCATCACATTTCCCCCTTCAACTGGTTGAGCGCGGCGATCGCCATTGCTGCGGTGTGTTCGAGGCGGGCGATCGCGCGGGCCTTGTCAGGCTTCGACCCGTTCATCGCGTCCGCTGCACCGAGGGCGGCGTCGGCGGTCAGGCCGGTCAGTTGTGCGGCGGGATTGTCCATTCGCACGAACGGACTGGCCCCGGCCGTGAGCTGGCGCTCGCGGGCATCGATGATGCCGAGGAAGCTGGCGCGATCCTCGACCCGCACGGCGATGTTGATCACCTCGGGCTGCAGGCGATCGCGGGCGATATTGGCGGCGCTGCCGATCGACAGCGTCGGGAACTGGCCGGGCTTCATGCGGCGGTCCTTTCATGGGCGTTGAGCCGCGCGGCGATGCGGGCTTCGACTTCGGCCTGCTGGGCGAGCCAGACGCGCTTTGCGAGGCGGCGCTCGAGGCGCTCTTCCTCTGCGCGTTCGTCAGGCGTGAGCGGGCGGGTCAGGCGCAGCCGGGCGAGGGTTTCGCGGCGGGCGTCCTGTTCGGTGACCTTCCAAGCGCGGCTCATTTCCGAGCATCCAACTTTTCACGGCATTTCAGGCACTGGTCGTAGCCAAGCCAACGGCCCCGTGCTTTGCCGCCCTCGCGCGGGCCGATGATGATTCCGCCACACTCACACTTTTTCTCGAACAGATTGATGTTCATGCTGCTTTCCTTTCGGCGGTGGGCCAGAGGGCGTGAAATTCGGCGAGGAAGCGGTCTTCGGCTTCGTCGGGGTGCCAGGCGCGGGTGATGCGATGTCGGGCCAGCGCCTCGGGATCCGCGTCGCGGAGGATCGGCCAGCGTTCCTGTTCGCCGATCAGGTCGCGCTTCTCGATCGCGAGCGCGGTGATGTCCGCCGCCTTCACGATCTCGCGCCGACCTGCCGTCCATTCGATGTCGAAGTGCTGGGCAAGTCGGCGTTCGAGCACCGCCTCTACCGCGCGGTAGTCGGGCAGCAGGATCTTCAGCGGCCGGGTGATGTCGTGGATGAACGCTTCGGCGGCGTCGTGCATGAGAGCGCAGCGGCGCAGTTGGACGCCGCGCGTCCCGCCAGCGAGCCGCGCCTGTGCTTCGACCAGGCGAAGGACGAGAACCGAGTGCTGGGCAATCGAGAAATAGCGCGCGGTCTGGGCGCTGTAGCGGGGCTGGCGAAGTCCAGCAGCGATATCGACCGGTTGGACGACGCTGCAGTCGGGATTGCTCAGATCGAGATAGGCGCCCGAGCGCAGGCGGATCGATGTCGACAGGTCCGGTGCGGCTGCAATCGTCTGCGTCGTCGCTGCGGGCAAGCCAGTGCGCGCCACCGCGCAATCATCACAGATTGCCTGACCATCGACGACCAACCAGCCTGCAGGCGGAGATGGCACGCTGTTGCGTGCGGTGCGGGCGCAGGCGCATTCGAAGGAGTATTGTTCGGACATGGAATTTCCCCTTTCGTGAAGGCGGGTCAGGCGATTGCGAACCAGGCGAGCGCCGCGACGCCGCCCCAGAAGACGAGCAGGAACAGGAAGACCCACAGGAACGGATGCGGCTGCCAGCGCAGCGGTCGCGGTTGACGGCGGATGGTGATCGGCCCGCGGCAGCGGGTGCAGCGGCAGCGAACGGGATGGATGGTTGGGCTTCGGTCGGTCATAGTGCAGGCTCCCTGCGGTTGGTGCCGTCCGCCCTCTCGCGCGGGCGGCGGCTGAATTTGCTCGATCATGTCGATGGTGATTTGCCCGCCCGGGGCTGCTCGAAGACCCAGCACTGCTGCGCTTTGCCCTCGGGCGGATTGACCGGCTTGGTCGCGACCCAGCGGCGGGACTTCGAACCGCGCAGCAGCTTCTTCAGCTGGTCGAGCGGGGGCGGAAAAATGCCTTCGCGACGACAGCGCGCCTCGAAATCGGGCAGGTTGATCGCGATAAAGTCTTCGGGTTTCCGGTGCCGGTTCAGGCTCTTGTGGAACGGGTCGGGGTGTCCGCTTTCTCGATCGACCAGGTATTCCACCTTTTCCCAGAAATCGGCGACGATGGGATGGTCCCCGCCGGCCGATTGCTGCCGGTCGAGCGCCATGCGGTCGACTTCGGCGATGGCTTCCTCAATCCATTCCTGACGGCAGTTCGGAAAGAGCTTCGGCAGGGTTTCGAGTGCGGCTGCCAGCTGTGCGTGGCACTTGATCGGGCGGGCATTGGTCAGGCCTTCGACGCGCCGACCCATGTCTGCATCGTGATGCTTGAAGCGGTCGAAAAAGAACGGGAGGAAGCTGGCTTCCTCGCGCGCGATATGGACGATCGTGCCGCTGCAGTCCTCGACCGGCCAGCTTTCGAGACGCTGGGCGGCTTCCTTCGTCCCCGGCCCCCACAGGGACTTGTCGATCGCCATCGACATCAGACGTTCCAGCACGGCGGGAATCGCATCGATCCGTTCGTTCTGCATGAGGTAGATCGAGCCGAGGAATGGCGGTTCCTCGGTCTCGAAGCCGCCTGATTTACGCCCGATGCCGCGCGGGGAGCGTCCGTTGTAGAGGACAAGCAATTCGTTCGGATCGAACTGACGCGCGTGCGAGCGACCGCCGTCGTCGCGCCCGCTTTCAATGAGGCCGACCGGCAGGTTCGCGACCTTGACCATCGAGCGGGCAAGGAAGGCGCGGGTCGCCTTGTTCGGATCGAACCCTTCGTAACCGACGCGCCCGAGCAGCTTCCAAAGGAATTCGATCAGGGTCGACTTGCCAGAGCCCGGCGGGCCGGTGATTTCGAGGAAGCCCAGCGACTTGTGGCGTTCGCGTATCTGGACAGCGAAAACCGACATGACCCAGAAGGCGAGGGCGATCAGGCCGCGCGTGCGGTACGCGGTCCAGACATCTTCGAGCCAGTCGAAGCGGAGCTGGTCGGGATCGTAATCGATCGACAGCATCCGCTCCGCACTGCGCAGCTTCACCGCGTGCTTGCCGACGTCGAAGTAATTCTCCGAATTGACCGACAGGACGCGCCCCTGATGGACCGCGAGATCGCCCAAAACCCATGCCCGATGGGCCTGCGAATAGCCGACGAAGCCGATAGGCTCGACGACCTTCAGGCGGCGGGTCTGCGCCTTCATGATCCTGTCGAGCTGTTCGCCGGATCCCGACCACATGCCAGCGAAGGCCATGAGGCGCTTCTTGAACTCGCCCGCATTGGCGCATGCTGCCGAAGAAAACCGCGCCTTCACCTCGCCAGCGCGATCGGGGAAGTCGATCTTCAGGAAGTAGGTTGTTTCGTCGGCGTTCTCGTCTCGTTCGCGGTAGAGCAGGCGAAAGGCGCAGTTCGCGATCTCGATCAGGTTGATCTGCGTTCCGCCGTCTTC